TTGTGTGCCATCATCAATATATAACTGAAACTATCCCAAGAAGTTTTGCCTTCTTTGTTGTTTTTATTTAGGTCACCTTCTCCATACCAGCAAACATCTCCCATGTGTAATCGATTACCGATAGCACTCTTGAATGGGAATGGTATGGTGCTGCCTTTCAATCTTTTGTCATCTGGTGCTTTCTCCATGATATAACTCCATCTCTTGGGAGTGAATAGATTGTGTGTGTACACTAAGCCATTGGCTGTGCTTAGGAAAGCGGATGCTGAATCAAAACTAATCGTGACATCTGGATTTACATGTTTTCTTAACTGTCTCTGTATCTGTGTTAAGAAACAAGCCCAATCCAGTTGTGATGTGCCCAGCACGTGTATCCAATTTTTCTTGTCCAATTTCTTCTCATCTCTCATTATGACCAATCTTTTTAACAAGACTTCCATGTCGCACATGTTGATGCCACCCATTGCCCATCCTTCAAACTCAAAATCTTTGATGGCATCATACCATGTTTGTGCCGTTTCCCAATCATCTCCTTGTAATACGTTCAAAAATTTAGTTTGTCCCAATCTGTTCTTTTGGAAGAATTTGTTGTTATAGATTGTGCCATTTAGAGTGTCTTGAAAACTCTTCAATCCTGTTTTTGGAGAGTTTAATTCATCCGCTGCCCAGGTTGGCACGTCCAGCGTCATAGACCAGTCAGCGGTTAATTCTAACCAATTTAGAATATTGCTTCTAACTTTATTGGCTTTGTTACCTTCGAAATCCTGCCAATCAAAATTAATAACTCCTCGGCCTATCTGATACCCACCCGAATCACCCACTATGGTAGAAAATTTTCTGTCTCTCTGTATACACATACTGTCAGCCACAGGTGCTTTTTCCACGTCTAGACAAGCATGTCCTGCTGAATATAAACCCACATCATAGGTAAAATAACCTTTCTCTGGATTAAGAAAGTTTAATCCCTCCACATCATTCTCAAAACCTTTAGGTATTCTTTCTTTAGATATGTGATCGCCTTTCGCTCTCTGCTTGCTGATGAAGGTGTTGTAGAAATTGGATATGGCCGGCAAGAATCGGGCAAAGTCCCTGTTCAAAGGCCCTAGATGTTCCTGCCTGTTATCTGGCATCACTGCGCCTGTGCTGGTATGATGTAACGATATACGCCAACTCCCGAATCCACTGTGACCTGCATTGCGCCCTCGTTGGAGAAATGCAAGGTTACCTTGGCGGAGTCGCTCAGTTTCAATATCTGGAGAACCTGCGCCACTGGCCAGCTCCAACCTTTATTGAGAGTGCCCTTGACACCTGTGGCGAAAGTGAATTCACCGCCATGAGATGCCTGATCACCAAACGTGAATATGAGGTTGCCGTTGTCGGTCCTCACCACGAAGGTGTTGTGTTCTGTGTTGGCGACAGATTGGAAGTTGAATCTCTGCACGCCCGCCACTGTGGGCTCGATCTCCACGTCCCACTTGACGCCTTTGAATTTGATAGTTTTCAGTTTCTCGTTGATGATCTCGGCGTTCATGAAACGATAATCGTTCTTGAAATCACCCTTCTCGTTCTCAAAGTGTATGCCCACAGGCACTTCGGCATTGTTTCTTGTGCCTTTGATCACCGTGATGTGTGCCTTGTCCTTGTATTCGGGACATTTCAGATGTATGTCCAACTTGTTCAATTGTGGCATCCCAAACGTGCCCGCCAATCCTGCCTGTGGCTGTTTGAATGTGCCTTGCAGTATCACTGACCGATCTTCGGCCATGGAATCTATCGCCGTTTCATCTGCTGTGCCTGTGATCTTGACCAGGTCTAGGAATCCTAAGCCGTACGTGTGCTTGACTATGTCTCTTAATATGTCTATCATTTTTTGCCTGTTCTTAAAAGTTTATTTTGTATTGTACAAGGTATTTAGAAAAAAATCAAGTGTTGAATTATTTTTCCACAGGCACTTCTATGACTTGATATAACACAGGATTATCTTTACCAGGTTTCTTAAATATGGCATAGTTATTCCCTGGAGAGAATTGATCCATCTCTAACACGTCATATCCAGTTTCTTGGATGATTTTTGTCATGGCAGATTTAGTATTGTAATTCCAATAGCCCCTTTTGGCCTCGTGAAGATCACGATCATATTCGCAATTGGCATAATGTATAAACACATAGCCACCTGGTAAGATAACTCTGGATATATCTTTGAGATATTCTCTTATGTGTTCCTGCGTGAAAAATGTAAATGTGTCCCAACTGAAAACAAAATTCACTGCATTGTCCGGTATCTCATGGCATGCGGTTCTATCTGTGGTGTAAAACTTGATGTATTTGTGCTGCTGTGGATTGAACAATTTTTTAATTTTGCTGTGGCATTGCGGCAATATGTCCACATAGAAGTTTAATCTCCATGCCAAAAATAATCTACTAAATTTTCCGTATCCTGGCCCAATTTCTAAACTGTTGTATAGGGCAGAACTGGCCCCCATTTTAGAAAACTGTCCAATCTTGCTTTCAATTTTATCAAACAACAGTTTATCATTGAATCCCTCTCGTCTCTCGTGGCGCCACTCCATGTCCTTGGCATACCAGTCCTTGGTCTTGTCCAGTCTATCTATCTGATCTTGATTATTGATATCAACTGTGGTGGCCAACTCTTTCAATATTTTGAGATTATCATCGATTAATTTTTGAAAATCGTGTGATTTAATTTTTTCCAATTTCTCTATCAGCAACTTGATTTCTTCTATGCTTAACATGTCATGCCACCTCGAACAATCTGTTGAACGTGTTGCTGCTTTCTGTGGATCTCACGTCCCATTCCAGCACACCAATCAGATTATCAATCTTGCCATCCAGCACACTCTGTTCCATGCCATCGGAATCAAACGGCAGTTGTTTGAACCATTCCGGCAACCTCTGCTCATCCACTGGATATGCTATAGACGTGTATCCAAGGGGATTATTTCTTAATTTGCACACTATCACCTTGGCTCCATCCGTGATTGGCAGGCTGTATCTGTCGCCATACATGTCTCTGCAGATGTTCCAGTTGATCGAAGCTCTCACATGGCCAGGCATGTTGGCCTTGCCTTTCTTCTTCTCCTCTTCGTGATATTCTGTCACATTGTTGGCACGCTTGGGAGATCCTTTTTCCCAGCCCGGCCTGGATTTGAATTCACCCCGGAACTGCTTGATTCGATCTAGCACTTCTGCCTCAGTTTTGCCTATCAGCACCAGATACAGTATGTCGCTCAAGAAGTCCTGTACGAATACCGGAGTGTCAGAACGCTTGAGGTCCAGACCCATCGCTTTGACCTTACCTTCCTTGCCTGCCGTGTCCACACGCTCGCCCTCCTTGTCAAAATACAAGAGAGCGTATCTTTTTTTGGTTATGAACAGTCCCTTGCTGGCCACCAGTTCTCGGCCTGCACGTATCACGTCACCGCGGGTCTTGGGACAATGGAACGCTCGAGTCATGAATGCTGTGAATGTGCCATTGACCTCTTCTGCTATCTTGTCATACAGGGCGATCACACTTTCCTTGTTCCACTGTATTTTTGCAGATTTTATATCATCCTGCAGCGTGGCGTAGGCCGAGAAATACACGGAGTCAGTGTCACCGTAGATCACGCTCTCGCCCACGTGATCATATTTTCCTGCAATGATCTCGTTGGCCTTGGCAGCCATGTGTTGCGTGATGCATCTGCCGGTCAACGTCACTGATTGGCCTATGCGCATGTCAAAGAAGCGGCAGCCCGGATTCAATATCGCGCCATACAGCGAGTTTAGATTGATTTTTTTGACCAGCTGCCTCTTGTCCCAGAATTCTCTCTCTATTTCATTTTCTCCGCACTCGGACATCTTGTGCTGCATGTCTTTCCTCTCAGCATACCATTTCTTTAAAAGTCCAGGTATGACTCCTTCGAACTCATAGGTGAATATTGTTCCGTTGGCAGATATCATCCACTGCCTGTTGCCGTCGAACACAAGATCATGCAGCTGAGCTGCGCTCATCCTCACGCTGGTTCCATCCTCCCAATCAACAATCAATTCGGTGCCTTTGTCCTTGTCCATCACTGCTTGATATTCCCAACAACCAAATTGTCCTTCCCATGCAGTGGCGAAGGACTTGCCTTGGTGCTTGGCCCTGTTTATCTCCGCTGATGTGATCACAGGACGTATCTGTCCCACTATTGTTTCCGGACCCATGTTCAGCGCTCGGATCACGGATGGATACAGCGAGTTGATGTCCACGGAGCCAATCCAGTCGTGTATGCCTTTCTTGGGATAAGCCACATAGGCCCCCGCCGCTGATTCAACAGGTGCTGACTCATCTCTCTTTGCCCTGCCAGGCACTATCATGCCCCTGCGATGTGCCTCGTTGATAATGGCCTGCTCAGTAACCGCCACTGCTCCCATGGTAGTGTCCAGCAACACAGTGTTTTGGTGTGCTATCTCATTGGCCAACTCAATAAATTTTAATTTCTTTTCCAATTTTGCCAACAGGTCGCAGTCCTGCCTGTTGTACTCTATGAACATGCCAAAGTCATTGTTGTACAGCTGGTCCAGCGATCCTTCATACACTGTCTTCTTCTCGTCCAATTCCCATTCACCTATGGCGTCCAGGCGGTAGCTGTGCCGCTCCTCGTAGGTGTATTTTCTATATAGTTCCAATAGGTCCAGATGCACTCTTCCAGTCAAATCATAACTGATCTGTTCCCTGCCAAATTTTTCAAATGTCCTCTTCTTAGGTTTTTCTCCCCAAAAACACAGTCTTCTTGTGTCATCGGAGCTCAATACCTTCTGTATCCTGCCTACGACATAGGGTAGGTCATATCCTTCTGAGTTCCAGCCACTGATGACATCTCCCTCGTCCACCAGCGTGAGAAATGCGTCCAGCATGTCTTTTTCTTTCTCGAACAGCATCACGTTGCTGAATCTCTCCACCTGCAGCCTGGCATCTGCCATGCTCAATTCCTTGGGCGGCACAGCAAACGTGACCAGCTGATCGGTCCAGTTGAGATAACAGGTTATGGCGGTGATGGGCATGAATGGATCATCGGTGGTGGAATAGCCGCGTTGCGGGTCAAAGTCCACTTCGATATCAAAGAACACCACGTTGAGCTTGGGAGCATCCTTGCCCAGATAATTCTCCTCCAGGCAGCGGAACACAGGATTGATGTCCTGTTCAAACAATTTCTTGTTGCTCCTGATCTTCTGTTCTTTTATGAACTCCTTGAACGTGCTGCAGGTGACCTTCTGCAGTGTCTCTCCGTGTATGCTCCTGTGCTTGCCTCGGGCATCGGGATAGTAAAAAACATATCTTGCATCATAGTCAACGAACCGTCTCTGTCCATTGGGATCTCGCTCAACGACAAAAACTTTGTCGTCGTCTCTCCTGTAGAATGCGTCTATGTAGCTCATTTAAAAAATACCAGGTAATTGCCGATACAGTTCATCACAGTGAACCAGCCGGCCAAAGTAGTTATCCATAGGTTCCTCCTGCGATAGGCCGAATAGGTCATGGTGGAAGAACCGATCAGGTAAAGGGGAAACACAATCCACATCTTTGGATGTGGGCTGGTGAAAGTGAGAGCGAGAGATCCAAATATGGTGAATATCACACTAATCAGCTCAAAATAAAAAGCCACGCGATCAGTGCGGTAGCTTTGTGTCCAAAATTCGGCTATGAAGGCATGCACTAGATCTTGCCTGCTGCTGCCAATATCGAATCCAACAGGTCCATGTCATCGGCCACAGATTTATAATTGTCTTTGTGGGCGATCGCGATGGCCTTGTTCAGCATGGCTGGCTTGAGTTCCAATTCTTCAGCCAGTGCTTTCACTGTGTCTCGCAGTCCTGCTTTGAGATCATCTACCTCTCCCAACACCTGTGATCCTTCTTTGATCAGTTGTATCAGCTTGGTTTTTTCTGCTTCATTGAAATTTCTTCCTGACATATTATCTCCTTTTTTATGTATTATATTATTCTTTATATTTTAGATCAATGGATTTATATTTTACCATGATCTAGAACAAAATTATTAATTTCATCAATAACCTTGTGTTCAATACCTCTAAATCCATGATAACCCACAGAAAAATGCGGACATCCTTGATCTATTCCTCCATTAAGTTCTGCATATCTTGTCGATGTACTATTTGTATCATTAATAATTTTTTTAGCTATTTCGGGGTGTGTTCCGTTATTAGGATCTTCTGCGTGTTGAATAATCAGCAATGGTTTAGCCATTTTTATGAGAAAATATTTCATTTCATCTAGTCCTAATTCACGCCATCTACTTTTCCAATACGGATTTAGAAATATTATTCCTCTATAGAGATGATTATATTGGTTGACGTCGTGTATCATTGATATAATATTTGCACCTGTACAATGCCCCATTAGCCATAACTGCGTGTTACTTAAACTTTTTATGTGCTCTAATATCTTTTCAACATCTGTTATGAAAGTATGTGTTTCAAATAAAATTTTATTATTTGAAAGTAAATCTTTTTTTATTTTTGCATGATGTTGAATATAAAATTCTCTAGCTTTTGTGAACCACTGTTTTTGAATATAAAATTTTTTGAACCATATTTTACTTTTTAAATTTTTTGTTGCATTTATACTGCTGTTGTAATAATCTAAAGGATCATCTGGATGCAAGCTCATTCTTACCTGCCAGGCGTGCTCTAATGGATGATCTGGGTCGATGATAATAAGATTTAATTTTTTTGCAATACAATATTCAAAGAAAGGCATAATTAAACCATTTGGTATGTCGTTAGAGTCTATAACATAATATTTGCCATCTCCTCCAAGAATAGATACTATTGTATCTGTAGCATCTTTGTGTAATAATGAAATAAGTTTGTATTTGTTGCCGTTGATATTATGATATGATATTTTCAAGCCATAATGTTTTTTTAAATTTTCAATATCGTTTTCTGTTACTTGATGTCCATGCTCAACAGGATCTCCGGGCAAACCATATTCTCCCCAACCTCTAGGGTTTACTATATCTAAATCAAGCAATCTAGAAGTCATACAAATAGTATATATTCTGTACAGGTGATACGCAATTATTTCTTGTTTTTTACTTTGGTCCAACAGGATTCAAACCAGGTTTTTAAATTACCCTGTATCGCTTCTGGTAGAATTAACTCCCCTGATGTATTGCAATACCTTATGTTTTCTAGCACAGCCTTTATTGCTTCATTTTTTCTACCTTTTTTATTCTTTGATTCCAATTTAGGATTGGGATTTGCTGGTGAAGGTCTTTGGCCGTCCATGTCTTCGCCCATGAGGTGCACGGGGTCTTTCACGAAACTTTTTAATTTTCTCAATCCCCTCGAACCTGCGCTTACAGGCTTGCTGAGTTGGATATCAACATCCACGTGACCATGATCCTTAAGACGTGACATGTCATCAAGATATTGCTTGTATGAAAAGATCGGTATTCCTATCATGCTTTTATATTTATTGCCACAGCACCATCTTGAAACGTTCTTTCTCTATGCCAAAGAACTCGGTTTTCCATGCGCTCTGCTCAAAGAAGCCCAGGTGATGCCATTCATTTTTCCTAGCGATCATCTCAGCGGCGGATGTGTCCCAATCCACTGACAGTAAAAATTTCTCCACATTTCGTCGTTTTTCGGATATCTCCTCGTAGCTGAAGCCATCATATTCCCAGTGCAGCAGCTCGAAAACATTGCCCGATGTGTCCACGTAGTCAACGCTGATGTCCATGCCCCATTTGGGACGCATCTTGATTATCTTGTAGATCAGGTGATTGTTCAGCGCCCAGTTCTGCAGTTGCGCCAGCGCTTCGCCGACGTAGCCTTTCCTCTCAAATAAAAGGGCATGATTGATGTGCGCGCCTGAGACAGAATTTTCCTCGTCCACGAACCAATCATATTTCAAAGCAAAGTGGTTGGGGCGATGCCAGCGACCTGCCTGTCCATTGGCCTCAGCGTAACATCTCTCCAGCTTAGTGAGGTCGTAGCCATTTTGGTCAAACAATTCGGTCTGCTCAACGCCGGGCACAGAGATCTGACTTATGGGTTTTCTGAAATAAGGGTCAGGATTGAATTTGTGATGTGTTGGTGCCAGTTTCATGCACCGTTATTTATTTGACTATTTCTTTTTTTTTCCTTCGGACAGCTCGTCTGTGTATTCTTTGGTCTCATCCACCATGTCTCCCAATGCCTTGATCACTGCATCTGGCTGCGCCATGGTGTGTATGGACACTGATGAAAAATCTGCTTCGCTTGGCGTCACTTCTGCCTGTATGCCAGCATTCTGTAAAGCATTCTTCACTGCGTCGGCATCAGCGTCTGACGTCGGACGCTCCCTGTCAAAGTCACCATCGAGCCTGACATCAAATTGCCTGGCCTCTGCCTGTCCTTGGAATCCTGATGCTTCTCCCGTGGCCTCTGTGTCTTCGGCCTGGATGTAGCCCTGTTTCTCGTGTTCCGGCCATGCCTTTTTTGGTATCTTTATCACGCCCTCTTCGCTTCCGGGCTTGATGACCATGATCATTTCCTTTTCATCTGGGCCCAGTATCATCTTGTTGTTCTTGATCTTCTCTGCGGTCGCTGCGTCCGGTTGCTTTTCTTGTACCGCTTCTGCTTTTTCTTCTGCGGCTTTTTCTTTTTCAGCAATCACTTTCTCTTCTTGTTTCTCAGCGTCGGCGATGATCTCTTTAGTTTCCTCAGTCTTGACAAGAATGTTTGATGATTCCTCGTTGTATATTGCTTCATTCTCCGAAATAGAGTTGTAAAGTTCGACCAACGCGGACTCATCGCATGATTTGATATACTCCTGTACATCTTTTTGCACCACTTCTCTGAATGTCTTTGCGTCATAGGTCTGCTCTTCTTTTTGTTCTGCTTTCAATTCTGCCAACTTGGCCTCTAGTTCAGCAATCTTTTCTAATCTATTTGTTTTTTTCTTTGCCTCTTTGATTGGTTTCTTGGGCAGTTTCTTGTCTGATTCCTCGATGGCTTTGGTTATGTCGCTCTTTTCGCTGGTGATTGATTCTATCAACTTTTCTGCCTTGGCGGAGATCTTGGTGGGTTCTCGGAATTCCTTGATGCCGGCCAGTCTCGCGATGTCCGCTAATGTGATCTGCCTGTCGTCCAGCACTCTGGGCTCTTTCTTGGCAGCCTCCAGCAGCTCCTGGCGCTCCTGTTCTGGAGTCATGTTGCTCATCTCGTTGAGCCTTCTCACTAGGTCTGCGAAGTCGTGTGTGCTGTTGGATTTGCGTGCCATACGATGTATTTATTAAATGCTGTATTATAATAATATATTATTATTTTACGAAAATCTAGCTGTTTTTGATGCTTTATTTGGTTTTGACGTTCTTGGCCGCGCCTTTTCGGTTTGCGTTGGGGTCCTGTCTGCGCTTCCTTGCGCCTGCCTTGGCCCGTCCCTTTTTCCCCAGTGCGTAGGCCTTGCTTCTGGGCAGGCACTTGGGCTTGCCCTCCTTGCTTGAACCTCTGGCGCAATCACCCCTGATTTTGCCATCGGGTCCGAACCTGACCCATTTCTGCTTGAACCATTTCTTGAGGTTCTCGTCCAGTGATTCGTTGAACAAAAGATCGCCGCAGTTGACGCAGATGTCGATGTCTTCCTTCTTGACGCAGTTGGGCACTCGCTTGCCGAACATGGTCTTCATGCCCTTCTTCTCATAGCCCTTCCAGCACTTCTCAGTGATTATCTCAGCTATCCTCATTTCTTCTTCCTGCCTGCGCAGTGGGCCTTCTGGCTGAAACCCTTTGGCCTGGCGCAGTTGATTGAGCGCTTGTACTTGCCGCTCCATTTCTCTGATATGAATTCGTAATAGCGCATTTTACTTGCTCTTGTTGCCCCAGTTGGCCGCTCCAACCTTCCTACATCTCACCAGCGCCCCCGATGCGTAGGCTGATGGCCATACCTTGTAACGGCTCTTGACCTTGTGGTAGCAGGCGTCCTGCTTCTCCGTGATGTCTGTGACCTCCAGTGCCATTCTGAGGTTGTCCGCCAGATGTGATTCATAGCTGACTTCCTCTTTTTTGTCAGCGTCGGTCTTTGGTGGTTCTTGATTTTGCTTCTCCTTGCTGGCCATGTACTGTCGCACTGGCTCTCCCAGCTTCTTCATGATCCGTGACTTGAATGGTGTCCTCTGCATCTCTTCCTTCTTGGGCATGTAATTGGCATACTTGTCCTGCATGTTCTTGACGTAGCCCAGCCCATGTGCTCCGTCCAATCTGACTTTGACCTGCTCGATCTCGCTGGCTATCTCCTTGGCCAGTTGTGTGTTGCCCTGTGACTTGGCACTGTCAAGTGCTGAGTTCATGGCCTTGACCACTGGCACGCTGTTGTCTATAGCGTTGCTGATGGTGCCCACTCCCGCGATGCTGCCTGCAATGATGCCGGCCGCTGCTAATCTTTGTAAAAATCCTTTTAGGTCCTCGTCCAGTTCAACTTCTTTCAAATTATCGTAGTTCTTTTTGAAGTAATCCTGTGCCACCGTGTAATTGCCTGATGAGAACACGATCTTGCCATTTTTGTCCAACACGTCGTACTTGCCTTTTGATGACTGGCTAATGTAAGGTTTTTGTGTGCTTTCGAAATGCCTGCTGTAAGGTCTAGACTTGGCGAACTCCCTGCCAAAACTAAATTCCTGTCTTTGAGCCAATTCTTTGGCTGAAAATCCTGGTGCTACCACTCCACCCCTGGCTGCTTTAGCAACATCTGCTCTATTTTGAAAATATGCCTTGATCTCATCTGGATTCATCATGTCCAGTTTCTTCTTCCTGGCCGCCATGCTGCCGGACATCTGCGACCCCTCATGCTGCTGATTTTCTCTGTTCTCCTTGGCGCGCTCCTTCTCAAACTGCTGCACGCGCTTCTTCAATATGTTCAGCATGCCGGGCTTGGTCTCGATGTCATCCACAGCGGTCTCCGTGGCCAGTATCTCGTCTATGTTCTTCTTCACTATCTCAGCGTGCCTCTGGTGCAGGTCGCCTATCTCTTCCCTGTAGGGGTTCAATTTCTGATAGTCCTCGTAGTGATAGGCCGCGTCCAGCATGTCCACCGCCCGGTTCATCTTGGTCTGTATCCAGCCCTCTATGTCATCTCCCGGCTGTACCATTGTGGTGATCTTCAGCGCAGCCTGTGCAGTGTGGTACAACTGCTCTCGGCTCATGTGTCCCTCGCCGGAATCTTCTTTGTAAATGTGCTCGGTCTCAAGATAATCCGCAATGCCCTTGATGTAGCCCGACGCTATGTCAATCTTTTTTGCCACCCAGGATTCCATCTCCTGGTCGTTGCTGAGTAAATTGTGTAATTTTATCGCGTATTTGCCCGCCCTGATGGCCTGTGTGAGGAACATGCTGGCTTCATAGGTGTCTGGTTGCACTGGTGCGTTTATCTCGTTGATGCGCATGTGCGTATTTATGCTGCGAACTGCCTAGAACTATTCCTCTGTGAAACCCTCTTCGCATAGATCACAGGAGCAGGTCCTGCACACCTCTATCTTCCACCGATGCCTAACCACGCTGCCCACTTTTTCATGTTCCCAGCGCTCCAGTGGCTTGCCACAGTGGCTACCGTGTCCGCAGTTGACGCAGTAGTCTTTGCTTTTGATTTCCATCATCTCCTTGCAAATCCCGGGCCACCAAACAGGTTGGTGCCTTTCAATTCATGGGCGCCCTTGGCAGTGCCGTCCGCTTTCTTTGGAGTGTAGGCCCGTGGCACTCTGGGTGCTCGTGTACCTGATTGTCCTGGAGTTCCTGTAAAGCTCTTCTTGAATCTGTCTGGCCCTATGGCCACGTGTGGGTTGGCAATGCTGGCGATGTTGCCTGCGCTAGTCGCTCCTGCTGATGCTGTCTCTCTGATCATTACTTCTTTGATTTTCATATTCCTATTTATTTTTTTTTAGATTTTTTTATTCTCCTTGCCAATTATAATACCATGGAGACCTAAATTTTGGTGTTACAATGTCAAGATGTTTAACCAAATCACAAGCAAACACTCCAGAACCACCTATAGTTAAATGTGATACGTTCTCTACACAATTATTTTTTTTATCTTTCCAGAAAAGATAAGGTATCAAATCAAAGGCTGTTGAACGCGGTTCTTGGAATTTAAAATTATGCGTAGATTTAATTGTATCAAGAACATATTGATAATCATTACAAGGCACAAGAAGACATGTATGAAATTTAATCAACGTAGATTTAGTCATAAAACCATTGTTATAATTACTATCGCTATTTTTTATTTCTAGTCTAATAGAATGTTTCCATGCACCTGTCAAGTCCAATTGATAAAATCTTAAATTAGGTATAGAATTATAATCTTCAAAATTGTGTGGTTCAATATCAAATTCATCGATGAAAATATTATCAAAAAAGATTCTAGTGTTAGGTCTTTTTTTATAAATTTCACAATAAAACCCCAATGCTAACACGTTTAACATTCTTATATCTTTGGTGCTTGTCTAGTTAAGAATTTGGTTGTATATTTTTTAGGACCAAAATGTTTCTTTATGATTTTCTCTGCCAATTTTGGATCGAATCTTTTGCAACTAAAAATATCAAAATATGCTGTGCCATCGAGATCCATAAAATGTGCAGATATGTTTGACGTCTTGATCAATTGAATCATGCTGTAACCTTGATTTTTATGTCCTGATAATAGATATTCTATTTGAGGTTTTCCATGTGGAATCATTTTGATCGTGTGTAGAAGATCTTTTATGAAATTTTCGATCGCCTTCTTATTTTTAATGTTATCATTGCAACCGCTGCAATCCAACATCAAATGATATCCCCAAGCAGAATTATTCTTCATGCTCGTACTTATTTTAATTTTTTGTCTGTTTATTTTTTCTTGCCTTGCCGCATGTTGATCTGCCAGTGTGCCAGCTGTTTCTTGCGTGGCGAGGCAGTTTTAGAACTGCGTATCTTCTTAAGTTGCGCGATGGTGGCACCCTTGGGTATGCCTGCTCGCTTGCTGTCACCTTTGCGTCCCGGACCTTTGCCATCCGCGAAATTCTCTTGTATGGAATTGATCAGATGCAATTTTCTTAAATTTCTCTCTGTTTCGCCAGGTCGCACATCCTGGGTGGTGTTTTGCTTGGTGATTATGCCAACCCCAGCAGCA